AGCCATTACCAAACCGCGCCCGACGGCGTCATCTCGGGGTGATCGGATACTCCGGAATGGCTGATCATATGTCGTCGGAACACCTGATCGGATGTGTCGGAATGCGCACGCTGGCCAGCGTCGCGCGCACCACCGGCCCGCTGGGAATGGCCATCAAAGTGCTCTTCGACAACATCGGGCGGCTGACCACCTATGCCGCGACTTTCGCGGGCATCATGGCCGGGCGCTGGGTGGCGGGCATGGCGGCGGCGGCCCTGTCGGTGCGCGGGGTCGCCACGGCACTTGTTGTGCTGCGCGGCGCGCTGATCCGCACCGGCATCGGCGCGCTAATCGTCGGCGCGGGTGAGCTGGTCTATCAATTCTCGCAACTTGTGACCAAGGTCGGCGGCGTCGGTGAGGCGTTCCGACTTCTGGGCGATCTCGCGAAGGAGGTTTGGTCCCGAATGGAGCTGGGACTGGATGCCACCTTTGCCAATATTGCGGCCGGTTGGGAGAGCCTGAAGGCGGCCGGACTTTCTGCGCTCGAGGGCACCATCGCAGGCGTTGTCAGCTTCGGCGACCGGACAGCGGCGATCTTCCAAGGGGCCTATGATGCCGCCGTGGCGATCTGGGGCAGTCTGCCCGGTGCCATCGGTGATTTTGCATTCCAGGCGGCGAACGGGCTGATCTCCGGCGTCGAAGCGATGCTGAACGGCGTCGTCACCCGCATCAACACTTTCATCACCGGGTTGAATGCGGCGCTGGCGCTGCTGCCGGAATGGGCAACGGGTGAGGGCGGCGTGCGGATCAGCGCGCTGGATCCGGTGGGGCTGGCGCGGATCGGCAACCCCTTCGAAGGTGCCGCGACAGCAGCGGGTGCCGCCGCAGCCGATGCTTTCTCTGCCGCCCTGTCACGCAGCTATCTGGAACCGCCCGACCTCGGTCTTGGCACAATGGCTGAAGATGCACGCGGCCGCGCCGACGGATATCGCGAGGCAGCGGGCATGCTCGCGGATGCCGCAGGCCGACCACTCTCCAGTTGGCAGGCGCTGCGTGACGCCGTGACCGGCAGTGGGTTGGAGTCCGAGACGGCGCTGGCGGATGCCACGAATTCTGCCGATGCGCTTGAAGCGGGCCTGAACGACACTGCCGCTGCTGCGGGTGGCGCTGGCGGTGCCGCACGTCATGCCGGTGCGGTAGCGGCTGCCAGTGCCGAAACAGCAGCAACCGGATGGGCTGCTGTCACCGCGTCGCTCGCCGACTACGCCGCCAAGGCCCGCGATATTGGTGGCGATATCGGCCAGACACTGGTCGGCGCTTTCCAGAGCGCCGAGAACGCGGTGGCCACCTTCGTAAAATCCGGCAAGCTGGATTTTCGCGATCTGGTCACCTCGATGATCGCCGATCTGGCGAAGCTGGCGGCCCGGCGGTTCATTCTGGGACCAATTGCCAATGCCCTCTCGGGCGCGCTGGGCGGTGCGGGCGGGTTGTTCGCGGATATCCTGCACGCGGGCGGTATGGTCGGATCGCCGGGCCCGGGCCGCATGGTTCCGGCGACGGCCTTCGCTGGCGCGCCACGTATGCATTCCGGTGGCTGGGCTGGCATCAAACCCGACGAGGTTCCGACAATCCTTCAACGCGGCGAACGGGTCCTCTCCCGTCGTGAGGCTGCTGGATATGGACAGGGGGCGAGTGCAGTCCCGAATATCTCCGTCACGATCAACGCCCGCGATGCAGAAAGCTTCCGGCAATCGCGTACGCAAGTCGCGGCCGATATTGCTCGCGCGGTGTCCCTCGGCCGGAGGGGCATGTGATGGCGTTTCACGAGGTCCGGTTTCCGGACAACATCAGTCGCGGTGCAAGAGGTGGGCCGGAGCGCCGCACCCAGATCGTCGAGCTGGCCTCTGGCGATGAGGAACGCAACGCCAGCTGGGCCAACTCGCGTCGTCGCTATGATGTGGCCTATGGCATTCGTCGTGCCGATGATCTCGCAACGGTGGTCGCCTTCTTCGAGGCGCGCAACAGCCGCCTGCACGGATTTCGCTACAAGGACTGGGGCGACTACAAATCGAGCCTGCCGTCGCAACCCTTGACCCCGACCGACCAACTCATCGGCACCGGCAACGGTATTGTCACCAGTTTTGCATTGCTGAAGCACTACACCTCCGGCGCGCAGGCCTGGACCCGCGCCATCGCCAAGCCCGTCGCGGGCAGCGTGCGCATCGCGCTGGGCGGGGTCGAGCAGATGTCGGGCTGGAGCGTCGACACCACCACCGGTGTTGTGAGTTTCAACACCGCCCCCGGCGTAGGCGTGGTGATCACCGCTGGCTTCGAATTTGACGTGCCCGTCCGCTTCGACACCGACACGCTCGACGTCACCCTCGATATCGAACGGCTCGGATCCATCACATCCATCCCGCTGCTGGAGATCCGCAGATGAACGAAGAGACCCGCTTTCTGGCCGCGGTGTTGCGCGATCTGGCGGCGTCCACCGCGGTCATCCTCGCCGCCTGGGGCGCGCTGGGCGGCGCGACAAACGCGCTGACAACAAGGATGCGCCTGCGCGACGCGCTGCGCCATATCCTGCTCGGCGGGTTGATTGCGGCCGGAATGGGCAGCCTGTCGATGGCGGTCATCACCGCCTGGCTCGGCCTGCCGCCCGAGGCGATCCCGGCAGGCGGGGCTGCGGGATCGGCGGCTTATCTGGTCGGCGTCTTCGGACCGGCCTTTATCGAAATCGTCCTCGCCCGGCTGCGCCACACGAAAGGCGGCGACACCGATGCATGATCTCCTCCGCCTTGCGCGCACCCTGCGCAGCGACGCTGCCGACCCAAACCAGACCTTCAACCACCGCATCCGCATCGGCATCATTGTCGCGGCCCTGATCCTGCTTCTCTCACTTCTCGGGTAAATACCATGCACATGACAGACCGGGGCCTTCTGGCCCTCGCCCGGCACGAAGGTCTCGTGCCCGGGCCCTACAGGGACGTGAAAAACGTCTGGACCTTCGGCATCGGCCATACCGTCGCCGCCGGACGGCCTGATCCGATCGGCATGCCGCGCGGGATGCCCTCCGATCTCGATGCTGCGATCCGGGCGGCATTCCGGCTGTTCCGCGCCGACATCGAGATCTACGAGAACGAGGTACGGCGGGCCATAACGGTACCGCTTGCACCGCATGAATTCGATGCGCTGGTCAGCTTTCACTACAATACCGGCGGCATCGCGCGTGCCAGGCTGACACGCCATCTGAATGCAGGCGACCGCGAGGCGGCGGCACGTGCCTTCATGGGATGGCGCAAGCCCGCCGCGATCATTGATCGCCGCGAGGCGGAGCGCGATCTTTTCCGCCATGGCCGCTATCCGGATGGCGCCATCCCTGTCTGGGCGGTGGACCGATCAGGGCGCGTCGACTTCTCCCGACCCGTTCGACGCCTGAGCGAAGAGCAGGCGCTGGCGCTCTTGCGCCCGACACCGACGCCACCACCGCCCATTGCCCCATCCACGCCAGCCACTGAGACCAGTTGGCTCGCTCGGCTGGCTACCCTTCTTTCTACCCTGATCCGGAGGACCTGATCCCATGCGCTATGTCCGTCCCAATTCCCTGACCTGGTGGGCGGGATGTCTCGCCGTTCTCACCGGCGTGGCATCTATCCTGCTGCCCGCCACCGGCCCACTTGCCGAGCTGTCTCGCCTGGTCGCTTTGCTGGCAGGCTCCGGCGATGCATCCCCGGCCGGGCTGATGTTCCTCGGGCTTGGCCTGATCGGCCTGCGCGACCGGATCGAGCGCGGGTTCCGCGGCGATGCTTGAGTTCCTAGCAGGTCTGGTCATCGGCGGCTGCCTTGGCGTCTTCATCGTCGCCCTCTGCGTCGCGGCGGCACGCGGGGAGCGGGATGATGGCTGAGGTCCTGATCTGGTTGGTTGCGGCTCTGGGTGCGGTCGGGGGCATGGTCCTCGGTCGCCTGCTGGGGCGCGCGGAAGGCAAACGCACAGGACGAGAGGAGGCTTATCAAGATGCTCGAAGCGATCAGACAGACCGGATGGACGCCGGGCGCAAGGCGGTGCGCGACGGCCGCGATGCTGGCGCTCCTGCTGACAGGCTGCGCGACAACGACAATGCCTGGTGATGCTGGCTGCGCCTCTTACGGCGAAGCGCGGCTGGCCCAGATGGAGTGGTTGCCGCCCTCCCCAGACGGCATCGCAATGTGCCAAGGTAGTGGTGTTCAAGGCCACACAAAAGAGAGGACGGCGAGATGAAGGATAT